ACGACTCGTCCTTCGGACTCGCGCGAAAGGCGAAGCTTGATCCACGGCAGTCGCCTCTTTCGATGAGTTCGACGACCGCTGCGGCCGACTTGGGCGGGTCGATCTCGTACCGCAGGCCACGCTCATCGACGAACAGGCGCATCGTGCCGCTGGACGTGCGGCCGATCACCTGCGTGTGATTGTATTTGCCGAAGACGTCGGGGTTCGACCGCATGACATCGTCGAACGCGCCGCGTTCCACGATCTCGACGAAACCTCCCAAGTCCTGGGATTCTGATTCAAAGACGGCGGCATAGCCCCGAATGACCGTGCGGCCATTCTGGTCTTCCTTGACTTCAAGCCCCGGCATATCGCCGATCAGGCGTCGCTCAAGTTCGCTCGATCCGTCCATGATCCAGTGACCTCCTCGTAAGACTTGCCACTGCGGTGGCAATCAAGAAGCAAATCCCGCGACTTCTCCATCCAGCCGGCCACGAAGCCGTCAATATCACGGCCTGTAGCCTCTGCGGCGTCGCACAACTCTGTTCGCATCCGCTGCTCGTGCGTCTCGAGCCAGGCCGCCAGCTTGGCCGGCTTGTTGCGTCGCTCGAGAATCCCGTCGGCTTCGATGGCGGCGAGTCGCCGCAGCGTCGAAGTGAAGACGATTTCGGCGGCCCGTGACTCGCCGGCAGCGGCGGGGTCGGTCGGCACGGGGGCTTCGCTGGCCGGTTCGTTGGCCGGTTGCTCCGACACCATCGTCGGGGCGGCCGTCGGGTTCCCCGGCGTGTAGTTCTCGAGCAGTTGCATATTGACCTGCACGAACCGCTTGTCGCCGCCATCGACGGGGTTGTAGCCGAGCTGCTGACGAACCTCGTTGGTGCTGAAGACGCCGAGGTTCCACATTTCCCGCAGGAAGCTGGCCCTGGCGGCGAAGTCGCCGACGAGCAGCGCGGAGACATCGAACTGGGCGAAATACCGCTTGTCATCGACGACGAGATCGCGGCGGCAGGCGGCCTCGAATCGACGCAAATCCGGCACCAGCGTGAAGGTGACAAAGTCGATGGCCTGCTGCTCGACCGACGAATACGACGATTTCGACAAGTCGCCGATCATGTAGGCCGGCACCCGGAAGGCGCGGGCCACCTCCTCGATCTGATGGCGTCGTGTTTCCAGAAGACGATTCGTATCGTTGTTGACGGTCATCTCCTTGAGATGAGCGCCGTGCGGAAGGACGGCCGTTTTATGCGAATTCTCTGGGCCGCGGTGCATATCCTCCCATTGCTGCCGAAGACGCTGGAGCGTCTCGGGCTTCATGGGCTGATCGGTTTCGATGACCGTACCAGCACGCGCGCCGTTGCCGAAGAATGCACCAGAGTGCAGTTCGGCGGCTCTCGCCAGGGCGATCGCGTCCCGCATCAAGACCGTCGGGATGTAGCAGTTCACGCCGTCGGGCGAGAGGCCGCGATAGGCGAAGACCTGATCCTGCCGGTAGTAGGTCGGCGTCGGGCTGTTCGGCTCAGAGTAGGCATATCGCAGCCGGCCGTTCTTCAGCCGCTCGGGCTTCATCCGCGACGGGTGCAGCGGGATCAACTGATCCACGGCGCCTCGCCGGCCAGGCTTAATCCAGGCGTAGCCTACACCCCACAACATCCGCCACGACTGCATCAACTCCTTGAACTCGAACGCCGTCATCCAGTCATTCGGCTCGTGGGCGAGGACGTCGTAGAGCGGGTGCTCCTCGGCGATCCGCTTGCCGTCGCTCGTTCGCTCGTAGAGCTGGAGGGGCAGGCTGGCGACGGATTCGCTGACCACCTTGACGGCGGCCAGGATCGCACTGCACTGAAGACTCGCCTCCGGCGTGACGTAGACGCCCGCCGTTGTCTTCTTCTGCTCGATCATCTCCTCGAACACGCGGGAGATGCCGCTGCGCATTTCGACGATATCTTCGACTGCTTGCGTTTCGTCTGGCATCAGATCAGGAGAATGTTGGGTTCGTCGTCTTGGCCCTGTGCCTCCGCGGAGCACACGCCCAGCGGCATAATCAAGGCGACCGCGGCGTCAATTCGTCCGGTGGCGTGTGAGTGGCTCTTCGTCGGCTTAATGTTGCCCGCGTCGTCCTGCTTCACCTGCATATTGCTGATGTGGAGGGCCAGCGGCGGATTGCCCGCATGGCGGATTTTCTGCCCTAAAACCAGAGTTTCCAGCAGCTTCGTCGGGGCCGACAGGCTGGCATATCCCTGACCATACGGCTTGACATCGACCCCCTCATTGACGAGTTGCGTCGTCAAATGGGTGGCATTCCATCGGTCAATGGCAACAGACTTGACCCAGTTCTTCTCGCAAAACGAGAGAACGTAGTCACGAACCACGTCATAATCCGTCACGTTGCCTTCTGTAAGTGTAACAAATCCATCCTTGGCCCATTGGCGATACGGTGCTTCGTCGCGGTCGGCGCCCTCGTCGGGGATGAAGAGATGGGTGAACACGTCGAACGAGCCATCCTCGTCGGGCCAGACGGCACAGAACGCCGTCGTGTCGCTGGTGCTCGACAAGTCGAGGCCGCAGTAGCACGGGCGGCCCTCAGTCGGCCGCAGCGGCGCGTTGCACGCCTCCCACTGGCCTGTGCGGAAGAACTTATTCGCGCCGTTGCTGCACCACATATTCAAATACAAAGTCCGAAATTTGACCTCCTCGGCCACGCTCTCGCGGGCGAGCATGGCCTCGCGCTCCATGAACTCCTTGCGGACGGTGATGCCGTAGTTCGGATTCGCCTTCTTCCACGTCGATTCGGCGAAGATGTCGTCATCCTGATCGGCCGCAAAGATGCACGGCAAAAACGTCGGGTCGTTAATGATTCCGTCGCGGACCTTGAGCGCCCGCTGCCACTCCTCGTAGCAGGGGCCGACGCGATCCATGCCGGCCGTTGTTACATATATAACGAGCGGCTCGTCTCTCATGCCCATGCCGCTCTCTAATACATCGACGAGATCGCGATTGGGCTGGACGTGATATTCGTCCACAATCACCACGCTCGGGTTGAACCCGTGTTTTCCCTTGTGCTCGCTGGACAGGAATTGAATAGTGCTATTCTTGCCGGGGATAACAATCGACCCCTTATATATCTTCGACCGCCTCTGCAAGCCTGGGCAGGATTCGATGAACCGCGAGGCCGCCGTGAACAGGAGGCTGGCCTGCTTGCGGTCGCCGGCCGCGATGAGAATCTGGCCGCCGTCGTCGCCGAAGAAGCCCTCGTAGGCGCCGATCAGGGCACAAGTCGCGGTCTTTCCGGCCTTCCGCGGCACTGCCAGGAGCGACCGCTGATACTGCCGGCTGCCGTCTGGTCGCTTCGTCTCGTAGAGCCGACGAAGATACTCCTCCTGCCACGGCTGGAGGGTGAAAGGCTCCCCTGCGAATCTCCCTTCGCTGTGCCGCAGCCACGAAGCGAACTCGCAGATGTCAGGCTTGCTTTCCAAAATACTTGTCGGTTGGGTCGTCAACCACCTTCACCGCGCCGTAGCCCAGGCGGGTACGATCGGCCGGCGTGAGGCCGAGGACGGTTTCGAGGTGCCGGAGCTGCTCGCCGCATTCCTTGAACTGCGTCGCCATTCCGCAGGGACGAACGAACCGCAGGCTCCCGTCGGCGTTTGTTACCTCGACGTAGGTGGAGTCCATCTCCTGCAACTTCTGGGCGGCGAATTCCCACATGACGTAAGTCGCCGCGTACCTGGCGATCACGGCCTCGTCGGACTCAGCCAGCGTCCCCATCTGCGTCAGCCAGCTCACGACAGCCGCGAAGATTTCCTGTGCTCGAGGCTTCAGCCAAGTCGGCGAAATCAGCGGCGACTTCGGCGCAGAGCCGAGTTCCTCGCGGTTCTTCGCGTGCTTCGATCCTCGCATTTCGAGGATGTGCTTCGGAGTTGGCGGTCTGCCCTTCATGTAGATAAGGGTAGATGGTGCGGGCTGCGCGGTGCAACGGAGTCGGGTTTGGGGGTTTAGGTAAAGGGCCAGTTTTGTCCGCGTTTCCGCGGCCAGGGACGTGCGGTCGGTAGCCGCGCGGCTGTAACATGGCGTCCCCCCTATCCGTGGGGTACGTTGTAATACCCTGGAATTCCGCGGCCGATTGAACATCGCGCGCGGTTGGCCCCTAGAATCGTAGGGTTTTCGTTGCGTTGTCGCATTTACCAAATGTCCGGCCGGAAAATATTTTCAAGGCGGGGCGCAAGGCGAGCCGATCTAGAGCGTACACTTGACAGAGGGGCAGCGACTGCTATCCTTCCTGCGTGCGGCCGATTGTCGGCTGCCGGACGATTGACAACCGGAGGGACGGACGATGACGGAATACGCTGAAATCACGACGACGCGGCACACTGTTGAAAAGCTATCTAATGGCGCTGCCGTTGGCGAAATCGTCGCAACATGGGGGGACGGAAGCCTGATCAGGCTTCAGGGTTTCGGGCAGGTTTCCCGCGGCATCCTCGAAATGGCGCGGCACGATTTCGGGCGCCGAGCCGAGCGCGCCGAAAAGTCGTATCGCATCGTCCCCCCCCTCG